CACAAACAATAACTACTGATGGAAAAGGTATTGTCTTCTCCATGGTTTTCGGGTATTAATATAGAAGGAGAATAAAAAATGGCAACACCGAATCTAGTAAATATAGCAACGATAACACCTAAAAATGCTATGGGTAGTTTATCTGATACAAACAGAACTACTATGATTGACGTACCTGCAGAAACTGCAGTAAGAATTGATACAATATTATTAGCCAACATTGACGGATCTAGTGCTGTTGACGCAACGGTAGAAATTAGTAACGACAATGGTTCAACTTATTTTAAAATTGCAAGCACAATATCTGTGCCTGCAGATTCAACATTAGATTTAATTAGCAGACCTATCTATTTAGATGAAACAGACATTATAGCTGTTACAGCTGGAGCTGCAAACGATTTAGCTTTTCATGTTTCATATGTAGAGATGGTAGATTAATTTTAAGGAGGAAAGATAATTTATGCCTAGAATAATTAAACCAGCAGTAGGAAGTTTCACAGCATCAAACATAACTATTGACTCTTCAGGAAGAGTTGTGGCAGCGTCCTCTGGTGCAGGAGCAGCTAACATGTTAAGAACTTTTGTTCAAGCTAGCGATGGTGCTGCAACTTTTACTGCTCAACCAGGAACAAGTAAACTTCACCTGTATTTAAGAGGTGCCGGCGGAGGTGGCGGATATGGTGGTCCGGGAGGTTCAGCCGGGGGTAACGGCGGTCATGGTGGTTTTGGATTTTTTAATGTACCTGTAACACAACCTTATTCTGTTCCTTATACGCTAGGCGCTGGTGGAACTGGTTCGAATCGTAACACAGGACAAAATTCTAATGCTGGAACAGCTTCAAGTTTTAATACAAATTTAGTAGCAAATGGAGGAAATGGTGGAAATAGACATCCAAGTACCACTCCTGGAAACAATGGCACGCTTTCAAATGAAACTTATGCTTATATTGATGGCAATACTTATTCAGAGGCATCATCTGTAATGTTTACACCTGAAGGAATTACTTATGGTAGTAATATTAATACAACCAACAACCCTCAATTTGGTAGTCCTGGTAATAGTCTTAATGCAAGTGATATAAGATTTAGTTCGGGTGGAATCGGTGGAACTAGAGGTGGAGGAAATCAAGCCCCTGTTGTTCAAAATGGAAGAACGGGAACTGATGGATCTGTAGTAATTTATGAGGACATAGGTTAATACCATGGCTTATTTAGTATTTAAAAATGAAGAGGGTTTGGTTAGAGAAGCAACTACTTTTATCAAAGCAGCAAAAACAGAATCTGATTTACAAACAGTTCATAATGGACACACCGCTTCAGTGGATATAATTGAAATAACAGATGCAGAGTATGATGATTTTTTAAATGGTAACAAAAAATTAACAGTTACAAATGAAGTTCCTTCTTTGACAGATCAAATTTGGCCAGACCCTAATGATGAAACTATGCTTTTAAACAAAGAATCTTTTGAAGCACTGATGGAGGATTACAAAGAACATTTAGTTAAGGCCATAAATAGAAAACCTAATCACTCTCAAATAGGAAAAGTAACAGCTGCTTTAGATTTTATAACTAATTTTGATTCATCAAATATTTCTTATCCAACAACAGACATCGTACAGAAATTAAAAATAGCGGATAAATACGTAAACCTAAATTGTATTTAATAGTTTACTTTCTTTAAAAATCATATATATTTTAATTATGAAAGATAATATTATAGAATTTCTGTATCCTAAAAGAACTAAAGAAATTCTTCAAGAAATTTTTCCAATAAAAGCCACTCAAAATATACCACAATGGTATAAAGATTTAAATCATTCTTTTCCTTTTAAAACTGTAAAAGGATGTATACCTTTTTTAGACACACTTACAGCTGGTTATATTTTAAAAATGCCACAAGATTTTTATGTCAAACACAATCATGTTCAACGCGATAGAAAAGATAGCTCTCGAAATTTTGCTTATGGAGTCTGTGGTCAACATTTAGAGGATTTATATTTAAATTTAAACGATAACTCTCAACAATTACATGGTATAGATCAATTAGGTGGAAAAAAAGGAGGGTGTCCTTTTGTTGAAAAAAATAAAAATTTGCCCCTTTATAAAATACTAAACCCTTTTAGAATTAAAACAGCTCCTGGTTATTCATGTTTATTTGTCCCTCCGTTAAATAATAAAGATGATAGGTTTGAAATTATATCAGGAATAGTTGACACGGACACTTTTCCTAATTACATTAATTTTCCAATTGTTTTAAATGGTGATAAATATCCTGTTTTAGAAACCACTATTGAAAGAGGAACACCTTACGTTCAGATAATACCTTTTAAAAGAGACTCTTGGAGAATGTTAATTAAGGAGGATAATTTAAAAAGACCTGTGACTGAACTATCAGTAATGGGAAGACTTTTACATAATTATAAAAAATTATTTTGGAGTAAAAAATTATGGAAATAGATAAATTTATTAAAGTATATGATGATGTATTTGAATTTACTAAAGTTGCTAGTTTAGTAAAATATGCTGCTGATAAAATTAAATTTGAAGATGCATTAATAATAAATGATAAAAATAATCAAATTATAGAAAAAAATATAAGAAAAACTAAATCTTATGCTTTTAAAACAAATAGTTTGACATCAGTGCATTGGGGTCAATATCTACGTTACATTATTCGTAGAGCGTTTACTAAATATAATTCAAATCATAACACTGTTGCAAAACAAATTTCAACAATAGAAATTTTAAAATATGAAGAAGGTGGTTTTTATAATATTCACTCAGATCACCATCCTTCAATTCCTAGAACTTTAAGTGTAATTATATTTTTAAATAATGATTATGAAGGTGGTGAATTAAATTTTCATAATCCTTTTAATAATGAAATATATCAAACAATAAAACCACATCCTGGTAGATGTATAATATGGCCCTCTAATTTTATATATCCACATTCTGTATCACCAGTTACGAAGGGGACGCGTTATGCGATTGTATCATGGCTAATTTAAATTGGAAATATAAATTAGTACCCAAACTTTTAAATGCAGCTGAAATAAAACTTGCTCGTGAATATTGTATAGAAAAGCACATGACTAATGATAGTGACTTTGATGAAGTCCAAAATAATTGTGCCGATACTGGTTTTTATAAAGATCCTTTAATGCAAGTATTTTCAAAAAATAAAAAGAAAATAATAGAAAAAAATACTAATTTAAAACTTTATTCAACTCATACTTATTGGAGATGTTATACATATGGCTCTGATTTAAAAAAACATAAAGATAGAAAATCTTGTGAAATAAGTGTTACGATTGCTATCGGTTCAGACGGAAAATACGAATGGCCTATTTATATGGATGGAGAAAAAGTAAATTTAAAACCTGGTGATGGTGTTATATATCAGGGGTGTGAAGTCGAACATTGGCGAGAACCCTATGAAGGAGATTATCACATACAAACTTTTTTACATTATGTTGATGTTAATGGAGAATATTCTAATCACAAAGGAGATGCTATAAATGAAAATCTTGCAAAATAAACACGATGGGTCAGGTAGAATTATATTTACCGATCAAGAAATTGAAATATTAAACGATAAAGGATATTTTGAAATAGATGCACTTACTTTAAAAAAAATAAGTAATCATTTAGTAAAATTAGCTGCTGAAATTCACGAATATTTACCAGAAGAAGCTCTTAAAATACAATCTTTTAATGACGAACATATACAAATTAAGAAAGAAAAATAATTTTTGAAACTAGTTTATTCAGTGCCAGGTAAAATTTGGTGTATATCTAATTTTTTAGACCATAATATGTATAAAGGTATTCATGACGCTATTATTAAAAATAGAAAAAAAATAAAATTAGAAACTGTAAAAGGTTTGTGGAATGATAAACTAATTAAAAATATTTTGCCTCCTATGAAAACTTCAGTAAATAATTATGAACCTTTTGAAAATTTAAAAAATTTGGTTAAACACAATCCCTACTTTAAAATAAATAATTTAAAAGACATATCAACTACGATTCATTACATGGAAAAAGGAACAGGTATTAATTGGCATGATGATCATAGTTGGAGATATGGAGCTACATTTTATGTAAATCACAAATGGAATAGATC